GCTTCAGGAAAGTTACGCGGAGGGCTTTCGGGAAGGACATCTAGAAGGGTATGGGGAAGGTTTGAGGGATGGGGGATATCTAGAGGGATATGAAGAGGGCTTGAGAGAAGGATACCAGAAGGGCTTGGGGGGTGGATACCAAGGAGGTAAGTTCTTCTTTTACTATGCTCCTCTTATGGAACAGCAATATGGTGTTTCTGAGCTTGAGGAGTGTTTGAGTCGGTGGAACTGGGTGGAAGGTACTTATAAGGCTGGCTCTTTTGATTGTGGTGAAATGAGTGCCTTTTTGGAGTGGTATCTTGAGAACGAGGGCTGGAACACGGTGATTGTGGTTGGAGACACGCCTTCTGGCTCTGGAAGACACGCTTGGCTTCTTGTAGAGACTAGTGAAGAAGGATGGATGCCTGTAGAGGCTACGCAATGGGAGGTTGTCTATTGGGACAGTCCTCTTTTTGACGCTTATTGGGATTACGAGTACAAGTTTGAGGATATTCAGGAGGCACTATCTTATGATGCTTCTGGATTTGTCTGGTGGAGCTAAAAAGGCAAAAAGTGGAGATGTAGAGGTTACCACCACTCCTATTCCTGTAGAAGAAGCTATAAGAATGATTGAGGGTGAAGAGGATTAAAGATGGTACAACCAGCACCGGCTATAGCAACGAGGGAAATCTGTAGCAATTGTGGCAGCCATAATATCTTCCCGGATGATGAAGGTAGGCCTTACTGCGGTTCATGTGGCCGCCGAAAATTGACTTATGCCGACTATGGCAGAATTGGCGGACTCCAGACTGTGCTACGGCATCCCCCAGGCTATATGAGAGAGCTCGGGGCTAAAGGGGGACGGCCAAGATTACGGCAGCTACCGGCTCCTATAGTTCAATCTAAACGGAATGGAGGCAATCGGCTGCCCAATTCGCTGAAAGGACTCAAGGAGCTGTATAAACTGCAAAATAAAAGCGGGGGAAGCCTGACGGAAAGCTGAACCCGCGGACTTCCCCCGGGAAGGAGTAAGAGATGTTTAGGATTACTATAAGTAAAATTAGGGGGATTGGTGTTTTGTGGACTTCTCCCACATACCACGCCTTGTGGTTTGAGTGGGCCGATGGGGGACAGATAACCCCAAACAATAAACTGAAAATCCTTTGGATTAAACCTAGATTTAAATATGTAAAAGTTAAAGGGGCATATATTGAGCATTATGAGGGAATGGAGGAGTAAGAGTGGAGCTAGTTATGTGGGTTATACCGGGGATAGGGTTGGCAGCCCTAATTGGAGTTATTTACTTGATTATAGAGGATGAGAGGATAAAACACAAGGAAGAACGAAAATGACCATAGATGAAGCCATTAGGGTAAACACTGTTTTGAAGGAAACACAAAAGGATGACCAAAATATTGTTCAGGCTCTATCGCTAGGCATTGAAGCTCTGAAATGGAGACAGAGATTTGTAGCAGCACTACCAAGCGCAGGGCATAGACCACTACCAGGTGAGACCAAAGACTAGAGAAAGGGGGAAAGGAGTAATGGGAGAAGAGAACACAGCCCTAGTTAAAGTGAAACCTGAGCAGGATATTGAAGTCCAGTCTTTCTACGACCAAGCCCTAAAGCTCGCGGAGTATGCTGAAGCTCGAGACATCGCTATTATCGAAGACCTAAAGCCAGCTACCGATGACCTGAGCATCATCGCCAAGGTCAAGAAGGCTTTTGAGGAGAAGCGGAAGGAATATGTAAAGCCTCTCCAGGAGCATGTTCAGGAAATAAATGATGCCTTCAAGAAACTGATGGAGCCGATATTAGCTGCTGATACTATTACCCGACAGAAGATACTTGCCTTCCAGCAGGAGCAAGACCGGATACGGCGAGAGCAGGAGGAGATTAACCGAAAAAGGCAAGAGGCAGCCGAGGCCGAAATGAGGCTCAAGGGCGAGCTGACTGAATCGGTGAATCTGGTTGAGGTATTGCCCGAAGCTCCTAAGAGAGTGGAAACTGATATGGGAGCTATAGGGCAGAGGGACAATTGGAAGTGGGAAGTAGTGGACTTTGCTCTAGTGCCAGATGACTACAAGATGATTAGCTCTGGTGTCCTAACGCCTGTCGTCAAGGCGAGCAAGGGTAAGATAATTATCCCTGGTATTAGAATTTTTAATGAGCCAATCATAGCGGTTAATGCGAGGTAGAGATGGAATTACCGTTTGCTGAAGATATTGGTCATTACTGGCAGACAAGTAGTAGCTCGCCTGACCAGTGGATAGCTAAGACTAAAAAATTGATTGAAGCATTAGGTGGCAATGTCCTAGCTGAGGGTTTCGGTTCCGTTGAGGGTAAAGCTGCTTACATGATGGCCTTCAAAATCAATGAGGAAAGCTTTAAGGTCGTGTGGCCTGTTTTACCCTCTAGGGCAGGCAATACAATGGCAGCTCGAAGGCAAGCGGCTACTCTTCTTTACCATGATATTAAAGCTAAATCCATGGCTGCCAGTGTCTTAGGAACGAAGATTGCCTTCTTCTCGTATCTGATGTTACCAGACGGAAGAACAACCAGTGAATTAGCCACGCCAGAGTTATCAGGAGCATTTCCTTTGCAATTAAAGAGGGGGTAAAAAGTTAATGCCAATCTATGAGGAAGAAGGAAGGTTAACCAAGGATGCCTTACTTGACCTGCGTAAGAGAAATAAGTGCAAAGAGTGCGGCGGGATGCTCAATGTATTCCTTGATATGGAAAGTGGGAAGGCATTTTTAGCTTGTAATGATTGGCAACGAACCCATCACGAAGGGATAGAGCGAGAGGCCAGTCGCTATGAAAAAGAGGGATTAGCGTCCCTCAATATACCAACAAGGAGGGAAATTATGGACCAAGACTACGGGAGAGAAAAGACTAAGGCATTGGACATGTATATGGGCGTGGTTTCATTGACGAAGCCACAGGCTAGGGAAATTCTACAGGCGGTTTATCCTAAAGCACCGGATGATGAAATTGCCCGGGCGGTTTTGCTCTGCGCCAGCTACGGCCTAAATCCCCTAATGAAGCATGTCTTTCTTATCCCATTCAACAAGGGGAAGGACAACGAAACATGGGCTACTGTCATCGGCATCAAGGCTAAGAGGCTACTGGCATCTAGGAGAGGTAGCTACAGCTATGTGGATAATACTCCCAGAGTAATGACTGAGCAGGAGCAACGCACTACATTCGGTGAGGCTTTCACCGATAGGCTATGGGTAATCACCAAGCTGAAAGACCCGGCCACTGGTGCTGAGGCAGTCGGCTATGGCTTTTATCTTCATAGCGATAATGGGTGCAGACAAGGGCAATAGTAAATTCAATATGGCCGCCATACGCAGTGAAAGCCAAGGAATAGACCGGCTCCGCCCTGGCGAGATGCCAATGGGTGTAGAGGTAGTGCCCGAGGAAGTTGCCGAGGCTACCATTGAAGGTAAGTATACCGAGGTTAAAGAAGAGCCTGAAAAAGTAGATGCCGCATCACCTATTACAGAGCCGAAGCCAAAAGAGCACTGGTGCGAAGAGCATAATTGCGCATTTCAGAAAAAGACTAGGGGAAGTTCAACTTGGTATGCCCACAAACTAGAAGATGGTACTTGGTGCAATGAGAGCAAAAAAAATGCTGAGGCATCAAAAAAAGAGCTTAAACGAGACCCGGACACCATCAAGACGCTTAATGACCTGTATAAAGCGTGTAATGAGGACTTCAAGGACAAAGGTGGAGAAGGGATGCAGCCAGACCAGGTTATTAGTGAGTTAGGGTTCAGCTCTCAGAGCGATATTAGCGACACGCCGGCTGACTGCTACAGGAAGATAGCAGCAGTCAGGTAATAGAAGTAGGGAAAGAAGTCAAAATGATTAAAATAGGAACAGCGAGAGGTTACACGATACTGTACGATGAAAAGCGCAAACTATTCGTTCTGCAAGATGCAGAGGAGAATGAAGTAGCTTCAGGTGCAACGCAGCAAGATGTGGAACTGAAAGCCGAGAAGTTGTCCAAACAGGCTTTCAAATTCCCGATACCAGCACTCAAAGTCAGCCACCTTAGCCTGGAAAAAGGACGAGTTACAAGCGTCAATGCTGATGATAGGTCAGCTTACTTTGCCCGTGATGACAAGACGTATGGTAGCCACACTAAACTTCGCTTCGCATACGACCATGCTTATGAGCTTACTGAAGCAAACAGGCGCCTATATGAGCAAGTCGAGGAATACCGCAGCCAAATCAAGCAGATTGAGGAAAAGATAAGGAACTTAATTGGCCAGCTTGAGAAGCCCATTAACTTGGAATATTTCGGGCTGAAGGCAAAGACCTATTAGTAGACAGATAGTGTGACTCAAGAAAGGGGGTTGCGCCCTGTGGGGTAGGTGCCAGGCGGCACTGGCGGGGTTGTCATGCCCCTTCCTCCCCTACTCCACGGGGCGATTGAAAAGGAGAAGAAAGGAGTTAATCATGGAAGTCAAGGTAGAAATCAAAGGCATCGAGAACCTGAAGACCAGCACCGGGGTCAAGGTGGAGAAGGACAAGGACGGGGAAGTCACCGACCGCAGGGTAGTGACTAAAATCCAGTTTGAGTGTGAGGTAGAGCCAATCCCTTTGTCCAATATCCACCGGCTACTGGTAAGCGAAATCCCTGTCCATGTGGTCATAGGGTCTCCCCAAGCAATTATGGAGGTGCTGGAAAAAGAACACGCCTTTGCCGAGGCGTAGACAAGGTAGCGGAGTCGCGGGGAGGCTGTTGGTTGCCTGACCGGTCTCATAAGCCGGCCTACGTGGGTTCAATTCCCACCCCCGCTACCTCTACTCTAAGTAATGGGTAAAGAATAATGTCTGGCAAATCAAGTAAATCAACAGTCGTAACCATAAGGCTACCCAATGAAGTGGTGTATACACTAAGCCGTAGAATCAACGGGAGGCGGTCTAGGTGGGGAAGTGTGGGGGAATATATCAAGGAGCGCCTAATTTACGATATAGAGCGGTCTCATGGAGGAAAGAAGGGTGAATCGGATGGAGGTTTACTATGAGCCAAAGCGGTATAGAGTGGACAGACTGGACACTGAACCCGGTGAAGGGCAAGTGTCCTGTGGCTTGCGCTTATTGCTATGCTCGGCGAATGTATGACGACTTCGGGTGGAATCCTGAGATTAGGTTTGTGCCGAGCGTTTTCAACAAGTTGCCAAAGAAGCCAGTCCGGGTGTTCGTAGGCAGCACGATGGAGCTGTTCCTCTTTGATGACTGGATGGAGTTCATACTGAATCGGTGCCAGGACTTTCCTCAGCACACTTTCCAATTCCTAACCAAGAAGCCTGAGAAGCTGCCACAGTGGAGTCCCTTCCCTGAGAATTGCTGGGTGGGGGCTACAACTACAGGTTACGATGCCTTCAATACGTCACTTGACTGTATGAAACTCATTGAGGCTAAGGTAAAGTATTTCTCCATTGAGCCATTTCTTGAGCGCATACAATTCTATCCTGAGCGTCTGGAATACTGTGGTATAAACTGGCTCATCATCGGTGCCCTAACAGGCAGGAAGCGGGACATTATGGAGCTGTCTAAACAGTATCCCGACCTGACGCCTATGCCTTGGGGCAGCAAGTGGACGCTCCAGCCTAAGATAGAGTGGGTAGAGGAGATAGTAAGAGCTTGTGATAAGGCTGGTGTGCCAGTGTTTTTGAAGGATAACTTGATGCCCCTAATGGAAGCTAGTTTTGGGCGTGAGAATTATCTAAGTCCAGTTCTAACACCTGATGGAGAATTAAGGCAGGAGTTGCCATGTCACTAAAATATATCAACTATTATATGCCCCCTAGAGAGAAGCAAATCCTGGAACTTATCGCTGATGGTAAGACCAATAGGCAGATTGGAGCAGCTCTAAATATTAGCACGAATACTGTTAAGAACTCTGTGAGTCGGGCATTTATTAGGCTTGGTGTAGAGAGTAGAGCACACGCTGTCGCCGTAGCGATAGCGAGAGGTCTAATTAAACATAAAGGAGGGTGATGATAACCTTTGACCTGGACAAAAGGGTAAGGCTACCGGACGGCCGTGAGGGCTTTGTCATCGGTGGCGCATACAAAGGCGGTCAGACCCTGGGCATAACGGTAATGTTGGACGACTATATAGAGGTTGAATGTCGGGAGGACCAGCTTACCAAGATAAAACGAGTCGGCGAGTTGAAAGAATATGGCCAAGAGAAAAAGAGGTTACTGCCGGTGGAAATCGCTAACCATGACAAGTTACGTTGCGCTATATGGCATGACCATTGGAGTCGCTTTGGCTTGGATACCGAGTCTGCCTTCCCGGCCTATAGCAAGGAATATAGAGAGGGTAGAATAGTACCCCTTCCCGGCAAGGAAGATATAAGAGAGACGGATTCATCGGCTACAAGGCAGCTAATATTATTTTGAAGCTAGGGGTAGATAAGTGGCTAGACCACATAAGCAGACAGTAGATTACTTCCCGCACGATACTGATGCCAGCGACGGTAAGACGCTGAGTATTATCCAGTCCAAGTATGGCAATGATGGCTATGCCTTCTGGTTTAAGTTGCTCCAGTTGCTCGGCAAAACACCGGGGCATTATTATGACTTCAATAACCCCGCTGACTGGGAGTTTCTGTTAGCAAAAACCCACCAAAATGATGCAGAAAAGGCCAAGGCTATCCTGGAGACGCTTGTTGTGCTGAGCGCTATTGATGCCGAACTCTATGCTCATGGCGTTATCTGGTGCCAGAAGTTCGTGGACAGAGTGGCAGATGCCTATAACCGGACTGTAAATGGCGCCCCCCAAAGACCAGGGTTTTTGGTTAATGTAGGAGAGAAGGGCGTTTCTGTCAGCAGAAACTCCAAAAAAGCTACAAAAATACCACAAACTAAACTAAAGGAAACTAAACTAAATAAAACTATATATATACCCTATCCTGAATATCCCAATGTCAATAAGATGACCCAGGAAGAGCACCAAAAGTTAATAGAGAAATTCGGTGAGGCAGGAACCAGAGACCGGGTTGAGAACCTATCACTTTATATAGCCAGCAAGGGCGATAAATACAAAAATCACTACGCCACTATATTAGCCTGGGAAAAGAGAGATAAGAAAGGAGCTCAAGGTGGAGCACATCGGGATAGGCCTACCTCCTCAGACGCATTAAAGGGGGTGCAGATTGAACAATAATGTTGAGGTCACAAAGAGGGACTGCCTTGGGTGTGGGGAAGAGTTTGAAAGCCGAACATTCTTGGTCTGTGGGGTGCGTATCAATCTTGACCGAGGTTTTTGTCCAGCCTGCCGGGATAAAAAGGCTGCCGAGCTAGCAGCGAGAGAAGAGGCAGAGCGGTTGGCTGGTATTGCCAGGAAAAGACGAGAGTGGCGTTATGGTTGTGGGATGCCTATAAAGTTTATGAATGAAGAGTTCGGGACATTTGAGAGTGAGAGGCAGCCAAGGGCTTACAAGAAATGTGTTGCCTATGCTGAGCATTTCCCACTACTGAAGCCTAGAGGCTATCCATCACTGGTGAGCCTCTCGGCTGGGGACTGGGGGGTGGGTAAGACTCATCTCGTCTGTTCCATAATTCACCATATCCTTAATCGTTGGAATGGAGAGGAGATAAGCTGCCCAGTGCTATTTATCACTGAGCCAGACCTCTTCCGCAGGATTCAGGCAACCTATAATATACCGCCAGAAGAGAGGGCATGGCATGAGACGGAAAACGATGTCTTTAATCAGTTAATCAGAGTTCCCCTCCTGATACTGGATGATGTTGGTAAGGAAGAGAGAGCGGACCCTAGATTTGTGCAGAGGGTTCTGTTTGCCATTATTGACGGCCGTTACAGGCTGACACTGCCGATAGTGCTGACAACAAACCTCAGTCCTGAGCAATTGAGTGCTCATCTCGGTGGTGAGCGAGGGAACGAAGCAAGTTACGATAGACTCGTGGAGATGACTGGGGGCAAGTTTATTCAACTCAAGGGGGAAAGTTACCGGAGGCTAAAAGGTGGGACGAAGCAGGGACAAAATAGCCCTCACTGAGAAGCAATTTGAAGGTCAGGTGAAAGACTTGGCTAAGATATTTGGCTGGAAGTATTATCACACTTGGCGCAGCTTCCACAGCCCGGCGGGGTTTCCTGATTGCGTGATGGTAAGGGGGCAGCGTATTATCTTTGCTGAGCTAAAGAGCGAGAAGGGCAGCGTATCCGAGAAACAGCAGGAGTGGCTAGACGCATTAGGTAATGTCGGGGACAAGGATGTGCAGGTCTATCTCTGGCGACCTGACGATATTGAAGAGATAGTAGAGGTGCTGAGGTGAGGTGCTGGTATCGGTATAGGTCAAAGGATAGGAAGGTGAGGGGGATAGTCCTTACTAGGGACAAGGAGCAGGTAGCTCGCTTGGCTGGCTATCCGGTAGAGGACTTGGTGATTGAGCGGGTCAGATGGAATGGCAAGGAGTTTGTGAAGTGCAAAACAAAGGCGTGAATCTGATACCTTATGAGCTGACGCCACTACAGGCAGCCTTGATTGAGTGGTTCAAGCGAAATCCTTATGGTAGGATTACGATAGTGGTTCAGGATGGTGTCCCCGTCCAGGCCATAGTGCCGACAAAGGACGGAGTGGGCACGGAGACGATATTGTTTGATAAGGTGGCTAGACAACTTGGGTTATTGCCAGCTAAACGAGAGGAGAAGTGATGAAGACTGAAATTATTGCATATACAGCAGGTCTATTTGATGGTGAGGGTTCTGTAAGAATTCGTAAATTAAGGAAAAACGACCGGAAGGGTGGCGTCTGTCACATGTTGGTCGTGGAAATCTGCAATACAAACACTGAAGTCTTGGAATGGGTTAAGGAACATTTTGGCGGACTAATTTATAGAAACTCAATACGGAGTGATAATCGACACAAAAAGCAATGTTGGACATGGACAATGGCATCACGCAAAGCCGGGAAATTCTTAGAATTAGTTATGCCTTATCTAAAAATTAAAGGGAAAGAAGTGGCTGTTGCTCTTGAATTCCAGAAGGGAGTAACAATTGGTCGCCCTTGGGCGATGACGGAAGATGAATTGATTAGACGGGAGGATTGCGCTAGGCATATTAGTGCATTAAAGAGATGATTATGGCGGGTAACTTAAAGTAAAGACTTAGACCTCTGACTAGGGGAAACCGGAGGAGGCGAACTTTGGAGCGTGAAGCTCTGGGTTCGCCTTTTTTATTAAGAAAATGATGGCAATATGGTTTTTAATATCAGAAGAGGCCAGGCAGGAATTAGCCAAGCTCTACAGGAGGTTGGCTGGCTACAGCTTTAAGCCTCCAATCCTTAATTTCCCAAAGGTGAAGATAGACCCGAAGCTGGAGACATTGGTGAAGATTGAGCGATTAGTGAGGCGGGGCAAGTGATTGAGAGGTGGTATAGCTACGTTGTTTTTCGCTTTACCTTGGAGCAGATATTTTGGGCTTTGCAGAACAAAATTAGCTTTTATAACGGTGAGTGGCCACCATGTATAGGGGAATTTATAACCGATGAATATGATAAACAGCAAAAAGAGTGGGTTGAGGTTATAAAGCAAGCTTCAACCTATACTGAGGCTCCAATTGGCAAAAGGCAGATAAAGTGTGAGGCTTATTTCGCTAAACCTGCAACTATCATTGCTGAAATAGACAAGCGCCTTGAAACTACTAGGGAAGCTGGTGAGGCTCTTTTAGATGAGATAAATGCCGGCATAACGGATATAGACAGTCTTAGCCGTCCAGCGCGGAGGGCTTTGAATTATATATCGGGGTGGAGAAGGCGGAGACAAAGTTATTCAGAATGGAAAAAACAGAGAACTTATAGGCAGAAAAGGGATGAAGCCGTTATATCAAGACATTAAAGAAAGCGACAGATTATTTTATAAAGACCTTCATAATTGGCTCTTCAACGGTGATGCACGCAATATGTGGGAATTGCCTGACGAGTGTATCCAGATGGTTTGTTGCTCCCCACCCTACTGGGGACTTCGCAAGTATTCTGGATTAACTGACCTGGTGTGGGGAGATAAGGATTGTGAGCATCAGTGGGATACCTCAGATAGATGGTTGCATAGAGGGTCAACTAAATCGCCAATTGAAGCAGGTAGGGGAAGAATGACCGAGGCAAGAACCACAGATAACTTCTGCTCCCTCTGTGGAGCTTGGAGAGGCAGTTATGGTTTAGAGCCAACGCCGGAGATGTATATTGAGCATACCATAGAGATATTAAGGGAGATAAGAAGGGTATTGAGGAAGGACGGGGTGGTGTTCTGGAATATTGGGGATAGCTATGCTGCTGGTAAGGGTACTTGTTTTAATCCTGGTGGCGGTAAGGGTAGTTTTTCAACTCACGGAGACCGCAAGGATGCTGGTATTTATCCACTAGACAGAGGTAATGTCTCTATGCTTAGGGCATCCGGTCTCAAACCCAAAGACCTCTGCCTCATTCCTTTCCGTGTAGCCATAGCCGCCCAAGAAGATGGCTGGTGGGTAAGGTCGGTAATAATCTGGTCAAAGCCCAATCCTATGCCGGAGAGCGTTACTGATAGACCTACGGAGAGCCACGAGTATATATTGATGCTGACTAAATCAGGCACAACTCAATATTGGACACATAGAGACCACGCCGGGACTAGAGAGAAGCCGAAGGCTGATTATAGGTGGGTGAAATATGGTGTGCCAGATGAAAAGGCTATACAAAAAGAGATTGGGGGTATGGCTCGTAGAACTGTTTGGGAAGAGCGTGATGGCGAAGATAGAGGGTGGCGTGATGCTGCCGACCGCAAACATTCAGATATTGTGGAAGAGGTAGGCATTGCGCCGGCTGACTGGAAGGTAAAGATAAAGTGTCCTCAGTGCGAGGCTACCGGTAGGATGTCAGTCTATCTGGGCTTGGATGTCTGGCAGGATATAGACTGCGATATGTGCCACGGCAAAAAGGAAACCCAGTTGTGGAAGCGGATAAACCTTTGGAGAGGACACGATTATTACTGGGATGCGGATGCGGTGAGAGAGACATATATAGAGCCGTTAAATAGATGGGGTGGCGACACTCTCAAGAGAGATACATCAAAGACAGCAGCCTATAAAGATATGTTAAACATTGGCTATAGTAGTGCCTTTAGGGTAGGCAGACCAATGAGACCAAATGAAGCTGGTCGCAACATCCGCACAGTATGGGAGTTTCCAACTCAGCCCTACCCCGAAGCCCACTTCGCAGTATTCCCGGAGAAACTACCTGAAACTTGTATTAAGGTAGCCACGCCAGAAGTAGGATGCTGTAGTAAGTGTGGGGCGCCGTGGGAGAGGGTAACAAAGCCAACGGAAGGATATGCTGAATTACTGGGCAGGGATTGGAATATACAGGAGAAAGATAAAGCTGAAGGGAAGATTGCGGGGCATCACAGGAAGCACAATGCACCATCTCTTACTGCTGAATATGAAACTCTAGGCTGGCGACCAACCTGCGACTGTAAGAAAGTAGACAGTTGTCGACCTTCTCTAGTCCTTGACCCTTTTGCTGGCACTGGCACAACTGGCTGGGTAGCAAAGAAATTGGGTCGGTACTGCGTTATGTATGATTTATCGGAAGAATATTGTCAGCTTAATGTTGAAAGGAACAGGCAACAAGTTATGGGGTTATAATGAATACCAATCGGTCGTTTTTTAGTAAAACTTGACAAAAATTATATCTATATGATAGCCTTAAAAAAGGCATAGTTATGCCCAGGCTCGGATAAGTAGTCCGAGTCTTTTTATATATAGCCCATCGGTATATGTATATAGGTGGGCTTTCTCTATATAGGGGGAATCGGTGCCGATACTAAAGAATAATCGACATGAGAAATTTGCCCTTGCTCTATTCAAGGGTATGAGTCAAAAGGACGCTGCTATTGAGGCTGGCTATAAGGAGTCCAGGGCATACGAAACATCATATAGGCTGGTAAGAAATGGTCAGATTTTAGACCGCATTTTGCAACTCCAAAAGCAGTCTGAATCTGATGCTGTTATGTCTGTCACGGAACGCAAGGAAAGGCTATCAGAGATAGCCAGGGCACGCCTCATTGACTTTGTAGAGGCCGGCCCTGAGGGTTCTCATATATCTGTAGGGCTAGAGTCTACCCATAGCGCAGCTCTCCAAGAGGTAACTAGCAGGACTGAGGGAGAAGACGATGAAAAGACTCCAGCGATAATTACCAAAATCAGACTTCATAATCCTATACCGGCTATAGCGGAGCTGAACAAGATGGAAAAGATATATGAGGCTGAAGGTGGCATGACAATTAACCAGCAGATAGTAAATATCAATGTGCTATCAGAAAGAGCAAGGGAATTGACACAGAGAGTATTGGAAGGTGAGCGAACTGGTGGACATGACATTGACCAGAATCTACGAAGAGAACCTTGAGGCATGGCTGGGCGGTAAGCGCCGAGCTAAGAATGAGGGGGGGACTGCTTCGAGTAAAACATTCTCAATCCTTCAAGCGATTATCCTGATAGTTCAGAACGCTAAGGCTCCTCTCCTCATCTCCGTAGTAAGTGAGACCCTACCACATCTCAAGCGAGGTTGTATAAGGGACTTCTTCCGGATACTAGAGGAGAGTCCAGACGATAACCCGCGGTATAACAAGACAGAGCACACCTACACCTTTGGCAATGGTAAGGTTGAGTTCTTCGGTGCCGATGAAGCCGACAAGGTAAGAGGGCCAAGGCGTGACATTCTGTTTATCAATGAGGCCAATAACATACCCTGGGAGACGGCTAGAGGACTTGACATAAGAACGGCGCTCTTTACCTTCCTTGACTGGAACCCGGTTAGTGAGTTTTGGGCGCATGAGAACTGGCTGGAACCTGAAAACGCATACATTCATTCTACCTACCTTGATGCTATGCACGTCCTACCCCCGGAAGTAGTAGCCAATATAGAGTCTTATAGGGATAAGGACCCTAACTGGTGGAATATATACGGCCTGGGCTTGATAGGTAAGGTAGAGGGCTTGGTTTATCCGTACTTCGACCAAGTAGATGACCTTCCAAAAGGCGACATCTTCTACGGTCTTGACTTCGGTTTTAGCGGCGACCCGGCAGTTCTAGTGGCCAATGTCATCATAGGCGAGAACCTCTATAGCAAGGAATTGTTTTACGAACAATTGTTAACGAATGATGCAATAGCCAGAAAGATGGACTTGCTTGGAGTGAAGCATAACTATGATGAGATATTCGCTGATTGTGCCGAACCCAAGTCAATCCAGGAGATTTACGAAAAGCAATTCAATATCAAACCAAGTGAGAAGGGGCAAGGGAGTGTAGAGTACGGCCAGCAAAAGGTTAACCAATACAAACAGCACTGGACAAAGGATTCACTTAACTGCATCAAAGAGCAAAGGAACTTTCGCTATATCCCGGATAAGAATGGCAAATTGACAGAGAAGACAACACACGCATTTTCGCATGGTATGGCAGCCAGAAGGTATGCCGTATCAACTCACATCGTACCTACTGGGCGTCAGGCTAGGAAAGCCAGTAGTTACCTATAGGAGTAATGAATGGATACAACATTAGAGATTGTTGAAAAGAGGGTGGCGGAACTTCAGCCATTATACGACCGGATGGATAAAACCAGCGCTCTCGTCTATCTTAGCCCTTTTAAGCTTGAAAACTTTAAAGGTGACCCCATAGATAATGTCGTCAATGTAACCACGAACTGGCCGGCTATATATGCTAATGCTATCATCTCAGACCTTATGGGTGCGGTATGGCAAACAGTCATTGAGAGTGAGGGCAAATTATCGGATAAGCAGAAGCACGATATAGAGAACTTCATAGATGACAATCTGGCACAGGCAGACGAACAGTTAGCACGGAAAGGTATTGCAGACTTATTTACCTGGCTCTGTAACCATGTTTGTATCAGGAGCCTGATTGGAGCACGCTGGATTTCTCAGTTTGAAGGGGACTCTTATAAGATAGATTGCCTGCCGGTGGATATGCGCTGGTGTCCGTTTGAGTTAGGCAAAGACGGCCTAAAGTGGGCAGCACCGAAATCCACTCGCAGTAAGGCAAAAATCCTTTCAGAATATGGGATAGAGATTACCGAAGATGAGGTTGAAGTAACCGATTTTTGGGATAGTGAAAAGAACGAGGTATATCTTGGCAAGGACTTGGCTCCGGGGTGGCCAAAAAAGCACGGCTTCGGTTATCCCCCCTTCGTGATAGTAATTCCCTCTTCTGGCTTTATGCTGAGGGATAAAGGTTGGATAGAGCATGAGGCTGAGGATTTATTCTTCATGAATCGGGCTTTATATGAGGAGCGCAGTCGTCAAATGTCTATTGAGCAAACTTTAGGCATGGATGTGCTTTTCCCTCCCTATGAACAGGAAACGGAAGAGTCTGGGACGGCAGCAGATAAGCCACCCAAAACTGGAGAAACAACAAAGGTCAGAAAGGGTGAACTGCACAAGCTTCTTCCCAGGGGAGACATAACCAATGCCTTCCGTGCCAGCCGTGCTGATATTCAGAGGGACTTACAGATGGGCGGTGTCAATGATATAGACCTGGGCAATGTGAGCCAAACAGTGTCAGGGGTGTGGATTACTGAGCAGTCAGAGATACGCAATAAGCTAATTAAACCCAGATTAAAAGCCTTGGCTGCGTTCCGTCAACAGTCAGCCCGGATGATGATTGACCAGTATATCAAGCTCAGTGAGAAGGCTAAAAAGAGTAAGTCTGAAATCTCAATCGGTGTTGCTGGCCGGAAGCGTAAGTATACTGCCCAGCAACTAGGAGACCCTGGCACCTACACTATAACAAACCAATTGATGTCCAAAAGCAAGAAGCAGGAAATTGTTAATTTGGCAATGTTTCAGGCAGCTCGGGGAGAATTACCGCTAAGGGTGAGGCTGACCGATATTCTAATGGCTGACGACCCAGACGGGATAATGCGGGAGCTTGACATTGAACAGGCTCGCCGTGCTGACCCAGCCCTAGCCCTATTTGAGATGGCTGTTAGATATGCTGAGGATGCGGAAGAGCTGTCAGGGCTCGATGCCGAGAAGAGAAAGATAGAATCAATGATGCTGACCGAAAGAGGATGTGCAATTATTAGACAGCGAGCCCAAGTGCAGCAACCGTTACCAGAGGAAGCAACTGTTCCGCAGGTAGAAGGTAAGGAATCTGGTATTGAGAAGATAATGCCTTTACTAGGGGGAGGTAGACTAGGCGGTGGTAGACAACGTGAGGCACCGGAGGAGGAGATTTAGAGGAGCTGGTGTTGGTTATTAAGCATACCTTCAAGTTCCTGAATACGCTTAGCTTTAGCTTGGAGAAGAAGGTAATGCTTCTTGTTGGGCAGGGCTTGCAGATTTACAGGTCTATTGTCGTCTGGTATTCCATTAAGATGGTGAATAATCCAGCCTTTAGGCAAGCGTTTACCGTGTGCTTGTTCCCATACAACGATATGTTCAAGGACATAGCCAGTTTTATGTGCTCTGGGGTGGTCAGGTTTAAGAATAAGAATATAACCAGCCTTATTCTTATTGCGCCCCCCTCCCCAACTGGGATTTCTTTCTCTACAGCTAGATTTCAGGACATCCATTTTGCCTTCTGCCCAACGCAATTTTGTATCGCAGGACTTACACCGTATACTCTCACCTGATTTCTTCTTTCCACAATCAGGGCATATATGCGAAAGTATTGTTCTATGTTGATACATACATTTTAAACAGCGCTGAGCATATTTGGTGATAGGCTTACCGCAGTCTATGCAAGTATTAGTTTTATTGTTGGTCATAATACTATTGTATCATATTGTCATTTGGGTGTCAAGGAGATTGAAATATGAGTAAAATTAAATGGGATAAGACCGATGTTATACGGAAGTTCCAAGAGGCCATGTCACCTGAACAGTCCAAGACTGGGCAGAGGTCAAATGTGCTCAAGACCTTACTGGATAAGGCAAAACTCAGAGGAGCTAAAGGGACTGCTAGATGAATAGCAACAATGACGATAGTATCACCAAGGTATTGCAACGTTATGGCACATCTCTAGCCGAAACGAGGCTGTTGATGCCCGAGCTGACTGAGGCTATCAAGAGGCAACGGGCTGTAAAACCACCAACTTTCCCTCAAGTGCCCCAGCTCTTTACTGCTGAAGAGATAAAAGAGTTTGGTGTGGAGCTAGAGGCTGGGTGGATGCTGAAGCTGACCCCGGATGAAACAGAGATTGGCTTTTCTCAAAGGCTCATTAGTCCCCAGGGTGAGGAGTTGTCCTTTGAAGATGTCTTTATATCACCGGAGGGAAAGTGGGTTACAAGGGCGGAGATGGAAGCACAGTATGCCCCGGCAGTAGGGATTGAGCCAGAACTGGATGAGCTTGTAACATCCTTTAGTGAGGTGGTTGCTAGTATAACCGATTTAGAGCAGCGACTTGCCGTGGCTGTTGGACCCCCAGAGCGGGATAGACTTGAGATGGAATTGCGCGCTGCTAATACTGAATTTGAGGAGTTTTTTCAAGGGTTAATAGAAACAGGGCGAACAGATGAAACCGAAGTCTTTTTGAGGGCATTAGGGGCTAGTGAGGCACAGATTGAGGAGTTCTTTGGGGCACCTGCGCCTGCTGGTCAGCCATTCTCTTTTGACCTTCTAAAAGGTATTGTTCCCGAGGCAACTCAAGAGCAATATGATGAGATAGTAGCCCAAATAAATAGATTTTGGCGCACTGACCCTGTTGAGGATGTAGCGCGTGGGCATCTAGGGGTATATTGGCGTTACCGGGTTGGCTGGGATTTAAGTGATGCTGATATAGACATTCTGGCTAAAGCAATGGCTGAAAGCCATAGGCTTAGATTTGCGGGAACTGACCCTACTTTGTGGACTAAAGCCACCGCTTCTTTTCAGGCAGGGGTGGGCGACCTATTAAGCAATATGGGTTGGTTGATGGAATGGATGGGACGACCCGAATCAGAGTATCAAGGTTGGAAAGACCTTGGTCAAATATACCAATCAACCTATATGCCACCAGCTAATCCACAGGAATTTACTTGGCGAAGTTTATTAGACCCTGAATGGTGGGCGACATCAGTAACCAGGGCAGTGCCTTTTACTTTATCTTTGATACCAGCGGCATTGGGGGGTGCTTATGGTGGGGCAGCTATAGCGGGGGTACTAGGGTTAGGAAAATTCGGAACACTTATCTTGGCTTCCATTGGGGCTGGGGCAGTATCAAGACCAATGGAATCGGCAATGGAAGCTGCTGGAGTATATGAGCAAGCGTATGAACGAGCGATTGCCGAAGGGCGGTCTGAGGAAGAGGCTATTGCTGAAGGTAATGCTGCGGCTGATAAGGCTTTCCGAGAAGATATGGCACTGGTAGGGATGGATGTTGGCGAATTTGCTATGGCTTTCTTTCCAGTTAAAGGGGGAGGCTCGGCAGTTAAGCACATACTTCTCAGGAGAATAGCATCGGCTGGGGGCAAGATAGTTACAGTGGGAATAATGGAAGCTGCCGAAGAGGGGTTTCAAGATATGGTGCAGAGAAGGGCACTGGGTGAAGAGGTGGCATTAGACCCACAAATGACTGAGGCTATGGCAATCGGATTTATCTTTGGTGCTGGTATGGGTGGCACCGGTGCTGTTTACGATACTTTGATAAAACGAATTAAAAATGATATGAGTCCAGAACTATTATCTGACCTTGAGCGATTTAAGTCTGAAGGTATGGCACAGGGATTAACAGAAGACCAGGCTGAGTTACAGGCGCTTGATAAGATAGCTGAAACCCCAGAAGGGGCGGCAAGCATTGAAGAAACGATGCTGGAGATAAGGGAGAAGATAAAAGAGATAGAAGTTAAACCTAAAGAGCTTGAGCTTGATGTCTTTATGGAAATCCCAGAGTCACCGAATATTGTTGAAGGTGTTATGGCTGATAGTTGGCACAGAACCGTATTGCAGAAAGTGGGCAAAGTGCCACCTATTAAAAAGGTCATTGAGTGGGGACTGGGCACTAGGATATTGGTCAACAGGCAGTCAGAAGCCATAGAGGACATAGTGGGGCAAGGTAAATTCCTTCACACCGAGATACTCAGGAGAGGGGAAGGCAGTCGGTCCCTTGTGTATTGGACACTGTTTAATATAGACCCAAACCCGGTTAAGCTGTTCGGTTTCAACAAACAAGCTGTTTCTACGAAGGTAAAGCCGTTGACTAAAGAGGCTGATGGTACGCTGGAGGATATATTTACTCATCCTGAGAGATATTCCCTGACTTGGAAGCAGATGCAATATGTAACCAAGGTGCATCAAATAAACACTTTAATACTAAATATGCTTAGGAAAGAGGGAGTAGCCCCTGATGTAGTCGGTGAGTCCTGGTGGGTGCATAGAGTTGTTGAGGGCAAGTATGACCCTAATGGCGAGTTACATAAGGTTAGAGGTAAGCCGGGAGTAAGGCACGGGCGTATAGGAGCTAAGGCAGCCTTTGAGATGCACAGGAAAGCTCCGACTATGGCAGAAGGTATTAGTTGGGGTATTCAATACGGTCGCAACCCAGCGGAATATGTCAGCACCTACATGGAGGAAGCATTTAAGAAGATAGCTGACGCCAGGTTTGAGAAGTATATTGCCGAGAAGTTGGAGCCATTAGCTAAAATGGGTGTTCTGCCTACAGAGGAATTATTGAGGAAATACCCTGAGATTGTGGAAAGGGCAATTATAACGGCTGAGGAATTAGCTGACGTTAACAGCTTTACCGATAAAATCAATAGGGCTATCAGGGGAGAGAGGATACCAGCGCAGACATTGAAGGCGATTGAAAGACGGTTCCCTGAGCTGGGTAAAAGATTCAAGGCATTGGTTGAGGCACCAGTAGTAGAGGTAAAGCAGTTAAGGGATTTGCTCACTCAACAAGCACGGACTATCCAGAATTTAACAAGGAGATTAGAGAAGGTCAAGGCAGTTGATGTTGAAGCGGTAAAGGCTGAGGCAACAGCTAAGGCGAGGGCTGAAATAGAGGCTGAAGTCGGGGTTGCTATACCCAATGAGCAGAAGTTGGCTGAAGCCTTCAAGATAATGGACTACGAGGATAGGTTGGCTTTCAGGTCTACGATGGAAAGCCTCATGGCTGAAGTTGAGCAGGTGATTGCTGAACAGGAGATGGAATATCGGGGCACTTTGGAATTCTTAAGGACTGACCCAGTGGCTACTTATCGAGGGCATATAGGCAAGAGGAAAGTATCGTTAATGGCAGTGCTTGAAAAGGGTCAATTCCCTGAATCGTTTACCCTTAAAGAAGCCGAGATGCTTCTGATGGGCAAGAAGCCCAAGACGGTGATTGAGGGGAGAGTGCCTAGAAGTGTTGTGATTGATGAGCTGGCTGACCATTTTAAGATGAGTGAGCAGGAACTCATTGACCATATAGAGTCTATTTATCAGCAGCAATTAACTGCTAAAGACCTTAAAGTGCTAATCCAGTTGGCTGATAACAGGCAGAATGCAATCAGGCGGATGTTGGGGATACTGGATAGCGTAGATACTGAGCCTGAGTTTATTCCGCAAGCTGAGATGGCTGTGCCTAGACCAGTGGAACCAATAGCTGAAGTTATTCCTTCTGGCTACGAGATAAATAAGGTCGCTGGAGTATACGACATATACCGTCCCGATGGCAAACTGATTGGCACTAGACCAACGGAAGCAGCGGCTATTAAGTATGTTCAAGGTTATGAGGCAGAATTTAAGCTAGCAATCCCGATAGCCGAACCGGGGATGCCTGAAATCGCAAGGATAGAACAGCTTGAGGCTGATTTAGCTAGGCTAGAAAAAGAGTTGGTAGAGAAGGCTAGACCGGCAGCCATAATTAAGAAGCAAATTGAGTCTGTCAAGGGTGAGTTAGCTAGATTAAGACCAGAGGTTGAGCCTGTTGAGGCTATTGAATTACGCTCATTGCATTATCACCCAGCTAGGACACAGGGGTTTAGAAATTCCACAAGAGCGGAAATTAAAGACTACCTCAATAGACTCAAAGAATTGGCAGGGAAAGAAGCTCCAAGTGAAGTCCCCAATATCAATGAAGCTATTAGGTCTCTTGATGTCGGCGATTTAGGAGCTGCTGGCGTAGCGGCGGATACAGCACTTAGTAAAATCCATAAGCTATACAAGATTCATCATCCTGAGTTTGAACTTGTCAAAGTCCCCAAGGCCGAACCGGGTATGCCTGAAGCTGGACTACAGCAAGATATATTTGGCTATCAAACACCAGTATTCCCCAAGGGCAAGGGTGAGGTTACTCAAATCTCAATGGATGACTATGCGAAACTGGCTGAAGTTTGGAAGAAGGCTGGTCTACCTGAAGATGCACTGCCGGTAGCCATAAAACCCAAAGTAGAAGGGATAAAGGGATTAGAGGCGGAGACGCAGTTTCTTAAAGTTAAATATGACATACCGCCAGTAGAATCGGCAGCCGAACGCAAGGCAGCACTGGAAGCCTTACGGAAAGAAGTTAGGGAACTAACAGAAGCAAGGAGAATGCCCTACTGGGAAGCCAAAGCTGAGCGAGCTTACAGGATGCAGCAAGTAAGCCAGCCCGGTATTGATGAGGGCTATATAATGCACCCCTTTGGTCAAGGTAGGAAATTTGACCAAGAATTTATTGACGCCTTTAATAAGTTCTTTGGGCACGACTCAGGACTAAAAGCACTCAGGGCTACGGCTGATGCTGCCGGCATATTGAGAATTCTAAAGGCTGCCCTAGACTTCTCTCAACCGATGATACAGGGAACACTACCTTGGGGTTTGGCACATTCTTACTTGGTAACTAATCCCAAGATAGGCGTTAGATTAGTGGGGGCTTGGTATCAATGTTTCTTCCAACAAATAGGAGCCTTTTTCAATCCTGGCATTATGGCTCATTTTATGGAGACAAGGCAGGATACAATTAAGCAGAGGATAGGCTTTGGTGGCAGCTCCAGGGCTGTATTCCTGTTTCAGGAAATGCAAGCCGTTGTGGGTAAAGGCCAACTAGCCCGAATGGGTGAGACGGTTTTAAGCAAGATACCTTTTGACCCTTACCACAGGGCTGAGGTCTCCTTCTTTGCTGGCGGTGAGATAGTAAGAGATACATTTTGGGAAATCCTATCACCTGACGCTATGGCTAAGGGGCAAGAGTTTGAGTTGGCACACTATCTTGATTTACTAACGGGCATTGCCGACCCTAGAGCGATGGGCGTACCTTTGACAGTAAGGCAGTTGGAGCAGAGCTTTATCTGGTTTTCATCAGCCTATACTCGGTCATACCTAACGCTTGTAGCCGAAATATTCAGCGGTAAGTTTACCGGAGCTAAGGCGAGAAGGGCAATAGCGGGTTTCATAGTAGCTGGTGCTGCCTACTATGTGGCTGTCCAATATGCGATTTGTATGATTGAGGGCAAAGACGATGATGAAGCCTGGGAGACAATTAGAACGGGCTTTGGTATCTATATTGACCCGATAACAGGGGAGGTTCAATGGAGACCTACGGCTTCTCTTATGAGTCTCAAGATAGGCGACAACTACTTCGGTATTGGTGGTGGTATCTATGGACTGTTGAGGCTTTTGGGCAATATCTCGGCTACAGTCAACGAGGTAGGCGAAAGAGAGAGAATAGACCTTATTCGCATAATGAAACACGGTAGTCTTAACAAGAGGGATAACCCCTTTATAGCTTGGTGGTATGCTCGGTCATCGGCTCTGTTTAGCCCTATATATGAGATGGCAACTAAACGGGATTTCTTGGGTTATCCCATAGAGACGCCGGGGGAATATGCCAGATATATCATAAGTCTGTTTGAGCCTATCTGGGTGGAGCAGGCAATAAATCCCCTTATACCGGGCATGGCTGGGGATAGAGAGGTGCCCGAGGATGCTTTGGAGACCGCAGCGTGGATTGCTGGTGAGCTTCTTGGGCTGAGAGTAAATCCCGAATACAGTTGGCAAAGGTTTTACAACAAGGCGAAT